GTTTTCTTTGATGCCGAGGCGGGTGTTGACAGCCGCTTGCCATTGCTTGGGGGTAAAGTTAAACTGCTTGAACGCAGCGTCTTTGAGTTCTTGCGTGGTGGCGTCCGGGCGTTCGGCAGCAAATGTTGCAAAATCAGTTTCCCGTTGTATTTCGGCTTCCGCCCGCGCAAGCGCGTTAAGGCGCAACCCTCTTTCGGACTGCCCAAGCGAAAAATCCTGTGCGGCTCGGCCTTCGGCGGCTACGTCTCGGGCTTCGCGAGCTTCGGCGCGTTTTTCGGCAGCGAGAGCACGTTGTTGTTCGTATGCACGGGCTTCCAGTGCATCAGCTTTTTCGACGTCGCCATACCGGCGGTATACACCCGCAAGGCCTTCGGCTCGTAGTGGAGCGGACGCTTGACGGGCTTCTTGACGAGTAGCAAAATTGGTAGGGCCGCTAGCCACAGAGTAGTCAGGGGCTGTGAGTCCTTGGCGGCGTGTCAGTTCTTCAATGGCTTGGTCATACGCCGGAGCTTGATCCGGGTATTGGTCGCGCAGACTTTGAAGCTGCTGGATGTTTTCTTGCAAGCCGGGGCCATAAGCGCCTTCGGTGACATCGTAACGTGCAGATTCTCGCGCCAAGTCACTGGCTCTTTTAGCCCCGGCAATGGCTTCAAGGCCTACACCGATGTTGTTAAAATTTAGGCGCATATTAAATCTCCACCATTTCTACGCCAATCATGCCGTAGTTGACTGACTTAAATCCATTTGCATCTGTGAAGACTGCTTCTGGCATAACTGCTTCAACTTCGTCCGCCATGACGCCACGGAACTTTTTGCCCGGCAAGAATGTGTACTCGTATTCGTACAGGTTAAAACCAGACACTGGATCAATGCCAGCAAGTTCAACATTAGTTTTTAGGCGTCGGTCAGAGAAAGCTGTATACGCCGCTGCGCCGCCCTTCAAAAGACTGCCGATATCCAGCCCTTGTTGCGACATACCAGCGTTATACGCAGAAGTCTGCGAATTGAGTATGCCGCCGTAAGTCTGGCCAGCTTGCTGCATACCTTGCATGTACTGACTTCCGGGAGCCATAGACGAACCAAGACCCGCTGAACCAGCGCCCGTAGCAGCGCCGTAAGCCGCAGTAGATGCACCGGCAAGGCCGCGTCCAAGGCCAACGGCGTCTAGTTTCCTAGCGTAGCCTATCTGTTCAGCCTGATTGCGAGCACCAGTCATAGCGCCAGCACGAGCAGAAGCAAGGCTGAGCGCGTTTTGGTTCTGCATTGCCATGGCGTTACCGGAGCCGGGGCCTACACCTCGCCGTGCCAGATTGCGCGATGTCATTCCTTCGGCGGCACCAAATGCACGGGCAGTATCAGCAGCAGCCTGTGCGGCTATCCGTTCTCGGTTTGCTTCAGTATCATATTCTTGCGCTTGCGCGACAAGCCCCCGCTCCACCGGCCTAAACGTCTCTTGCTGGTAGTCGTAGTACTCCTTCGCCTGCTTCATCTGTTGCTCTTGGGAAGCCAACTGCTGGTTCGCAACGCGCTCGGCTATAGGCTTCATATCAGCGTACTGCCGTTCAGCAAACGCCAGCTGCTTTTCCCCGAGCTCTTTCATCGGCCCGTAGTCTGGTGGTGGTGGACTAGATTTACCGCCCATAATTTACTCCTTGCGCAGCCATCGACAGCTATCAGGCCGCATTACCAAAATGTGCATGTCGGCACCGGGGGCACCGTCTTTCATGACAAACTCTTCTTCAAACCCTAGGTGCTTATCGAATTCCAGTATTTTAGGCTCATTTGAAGGAACCATGCCAGTCAATCTTTTGAGCTTGCAGTACCGAAAGGCATAGTCACACACCGCCCTAAACAATGGAATGATCTGCTTGGTCTGCTTGGCAATGGCTATATGGCATGTAGCGTTTGATCCGTTGTAGTTGTTGATGACCACACCAGCCAGAATACTATCACCACTCACAACGCCAATAGCATAGAAACTGCCCCAGTCTGCGTTGTGGTTAACTTGCTCAGCAACCCATGCGCCAATACGTTCTTTCTGGTCATAAACAAGTTCTGCCATGGCCTAGTTTATTGCAGTCTGGCTACGACGGCGTTAAGGCGTACGATAACATCGGCCAGCGTAGCTGTATCAGGCAGGGGGCTGAGCCGATCAACATTTCGTGCTTGGGCTGTAGCCTTCCCTGTCAGTACTGCGGGGATAGCGGCTTTGGTCATGCGGATGTCCTAGACAACTCTTCGATAGACTCGGCCACAGTTACGTTGTACACGTTAACCGAAGCGTTTAGCCCGATAGCGTAAAGGTCGGTGTTGATATTAGCGGGAAGCCTAAAGAATTTAGAGGAAGTTACGTTCTTGGTAAATACGGGAAGCTCGTTAGCGTACAAAGTGAACTGCACCTTTCGCAAGGTATCCAACTCAACTGGCACAATGAAGCTGCCGTTAATCTCCAGCGCCAGCAGTTCAGCCCCGTTTAAGTGTCCAGCAACTGCATCAGCACCTAGAGCAATAAGCGCCTCGTTGGCTGTAATCTGGCTGGTGTCCACTGGAACGATGGCGCTATAGTCGGCGTGAACCTGTGCGGCCACAAACTTTACCGGCGCAGGGAACTGCAAGGCGACGCTTTGCCAGTCACTCTCGTAGTATTGTCCATCATCAACATCCCACTCGTACAGCTTCTGGCCTTTGGCGATGTACAGCTTACCGTCAAGTTCATTGCGGTACAAGGCGTCCGCACTCTCGTCTACCTCGGTCACACTGTCAGGGGACTCTATGTCCAGTACCAACATGCGGCTTTCCAACTGGCCTTGGTAGTAGGCGTAGTACTGGCCGTCATGGAACACGGCATCAAACGTAGAGGGGTTTAGCAGTGTCCACTCTTCCTCACGGTACAGTTTGCGTGTAATGCACTGAATCTGCTGGGTAGACACAAGCCACAGGCCGTCAAAGCTGGGGTAAAGCGCACCTCCGCCAAGGTCTACGACACCGCGCTTAGACACGCAAGGCGCGTAAGTCTCAAGCGTACTACCGGACATACCCTCGGGGTCTGAGCCTGTGTACAGAATAGGATAGGTCTCTGTCAGCACGATCACGGAGTTACTTGCGGCAATGAGTGTCGTTAAATGTCGTAGTCGCCACAGCAACTTCACCCACATACAAAAACAACCCGCTAGTACCAACTGTGCGGTAGATGCGTTTGACCATGCCAGTCGTGTTGAACGGCGCGTTGCGTGCCCACGTACCGCCAGAAGTGTATGTCTGCGCCGTATCCAGCGACACAGTGACGCGGTTGTTTGCAACATCAACAGACTGCACGCGAAATGAGCCGTTAAGACTGGTCATCCCAACAACGCCAGCAAAAGTCAGCGTGTCGTACTGAGCAATGCCAAATACGCTGTTGAGCGTTACTCGCACTGTGTTGGAGCTTATGGTCGAAGCTGCGGTAATGGTTCCAGAATTAAGAGGCGCAGTCTGTAAGCCAGTGATATTCCATGTAGCGGTAATGTGCGTCGTGTACACGGTAGACGGGGGAGACGGGGGTGACTCTTCACCGAACGTAGTGACGTATGTATACACATAAGACCGAGACTCGCTAGCCCCGCCACCACCTGTATGTGCGACCGTAGGAGCTATCGTAGGGGCAGCAGTCCCCAGCGAATACCATGCAGTTGGATATGGGGTCGATGAAATAGAAAGCGCGTATGTAGACATGCGCGGCTCAAACGACTCACTGGAAAAGTAGAACCTGCCGTCTGGGTCGTTGGCATTGGGTGATGGGACGATGTTTACATCCTGCGCCCAAGTAAGCCAGTTGTCAGCGTATGCGCCGTTTACAAAAGCTCTGTACCTGTAGACTGTTTCGATGTTCAGGCTGGTAGAAAACACCTGCTCAATACCAGCAAGGGGATCAAGGCTACCAGACGTAATCTTGCAGTTCAACGCACGGGTTGCGTGGTTGGGCGAAAGCAGGCGCTCGCTGATACGAGGAATCTGCCCACGGAACGCTTTGATGTTTACGGCTGTCATGATGTGCCCCAGTTTACTTTACGCTAAATAACGCGTTACCGTACCGGCTTTATCGGCCAGACAACAGCAAACGGAAACTCGGGTTGCAGAGGGACATCTCGCAGCGCTTGCCGATACGCAGACCACTTAGTTTTGATGGCTTGTGGCACATCCCCGGCTTGTGTCCAATCTGTTTGCGCTAACTTGAGGTCCCGCTCTTGCCTGATTGCGCTGGCAAGTTCTTCTTCAGTTGGGGCGGGTGGCGGCACAAACTCCGCAATCTCTCCGTAGACCCCTGCCAAAATGTTCTGGTAAATCTGCTGCCCGTGTGCTTCAGGGTCGTCTTTAGTCGCTGTAAACGGTAGCTCAGCATCCCACCCATCCCAACGGATTAGGACGTTTACACCGGTATGCTCTGCGTCACACCACTGCGGCTGCTTTGCATATTCAAGCTGCATATCAAGACACGCGAAGCCAGAGCGACGGACAGTTGTTGTTGTTGACGTTTACGCCGTTGTATTCGTAGGAACCCTCGATGTACCCCATCAACATCCATGTACCAGAAGGAGCGCCGCCCTCGGGGGTGCTTACGTAGTTGCCGCTACCAAACCTGCCGCCAGCGCACTGAGCAGACCTGTACCGCAGATTAGAACCCGCGATTGACGTGCCCGTAGCAACCACCGAGTTGGTTGTGTAGCTCATAAAGGCGTAGGTCCCGACAGCACCCACAGCAGCCCCGGCAGTGGCGTTAAGAACAGTTGCAGTGGTAACCCCAGTGCCAGTAGACGCCGCAGTGATCCGGCCTTTGGAGTCAACTGTGATGTTTGCCGTTGTGTAGGAACCCGCTGACACCGCTGTGTTTGCCAGTGTCGCAGCTGCTGTGACATTAGTCGTTCCATCAAAAGAAGGGCTTGTATAAGTCACATCACCAGTAAGCGCGATTGTTCGCCCCGTTGCTAGCGCAGTAGCCGTTCCGGCGTTACCAGTCACGTTACCAGTCACGTTACCAGTGAGATTACCCGTTATGGCAGAAGTGAACGTATTGGTTCCAGTGAACGTGTTGTTCTGACCGGGTAAATCCAAGGCTGTTTGTATGTCGGCAGCTGTGATGCGAAGCCCAACCACTGTACCGGCAACGAACGCCAGAGCAGTTGTGCCGTCGTAGCCACGAATGACGTTTGAGCAAACACCGGAGCCTGCTGTACGCGTGCGAACGGCAACAATCTCTACAGCACCCGAAGAGTCTTGAAGTGTTGCTTTAAACCAACTGTTGGCAGATGGCAAAGACGACGAACCTACGTTTGCCACAGGGAATAAATCGGCTTTGGCCGACTCAATCACAAACGAGGTAACAGAACTGTTGATACTAGAGACCAACAACGCCCGAGCGTTGTTCTTAAACTGTTGTGCCATATTGTGCTCCTGCGATAGTGCTCATTGTACCTGTAGGCCGTTTACGCGCCAAGTACCTCAAGAGCGTGTGCGATGTGTTTCTTGCGGTCATCTAGGCCGATTATTCCACCGTTAATCTTTTTGGTCATGCCCTCGATGTCGTTAGCATCTGCAAAGGCGTTGAGCCCGCTCTTATCCCAGAACCACGCTGCGGTCAAGGCGGCGTATTCTTTGGTCAGCACAAGGTCGGGGTCAGCAACAAAGTCCACGCCCAAGGCATCCGAGGCCAAGCGGTAGTTGTCTTTGCCGGTCAACTGGATCAGGCCACGGCCTCGATACTTCCAGCCATCACCCTCCTCGGTGTTACCCATCCGGCCAGAGTAGACCTTGTTGGCAATTTTCTCGGGCTGGCGATGAAACGGCTGCGCCGCCTCTTCTGACGGGAATCGGCTGGGCCATGTGCCGCGCAGCCCCTTGGCGCTGTAATTCAGGTTCTCTTGCAGAGTCTTGAAGTTGGCCGACTCATGGGCACATTGCCCAATGAACGCGGCTTGGCGCTCGGGGGTGTTGATCTCAAAGCGGAAAAAAGAGGACTCCAACGGCTCAAGCCATGATGGGTCGATGTGCATTTCAGCAAGTTGGTCTTCGGTCATTTCTTGTTCATTTTCATGTCAGCCAACTTCTCGACCGTGCGTCCGCCAAAGTAAGCAAGAAAGATGATTTGCCCCCACTGGCCCAGCAGATTTACATAGGACTCTTGTGCGTTGTAGCCAAACGCTGACATCATTGTGAACAGGAAGAACGCTACGAAGATCGCAATTAACGCCATTGGCCGGATGTTCTTTGACAGCCATGAATCACTGCCCATGTCAGAGCGCCAGCGGTCTGTGATGTTTTCCTGTTCTGCCTTGTACATTTCCGTGTCGTTTGCCATCTTGGCTAACTCACCGTCTTGCGCCATCTGAGCAAGTTCAAGTTGCGCCTTGGCCTTAGCCTGCGGGTCAGGAATCAGTTTGTCGATCAGCTTGCCGCCGACTTCTAAAAGTGCTGTGAGGGGGAACATAATTTACCTTTCTAACAGTTACCGTTGCTGCTCAAGGATGCCAATGGTGAAATATAAGATCACCCCGACCAAGCTGAAGAAGATAACCGCCAGCAAGGCCAACTCAATCACATCGTCCATCTCTTGCTTGCGTCTGGCCGCAGCTTCTTTTTCTCTGCGAGCGTCATGGGCAGACTCCACATCCATCGCCGCTGCTCTGGACTTGATCTTGTTCCAGACATCAATCTTGCCTGACTGCATGAACAGCAGTTGCAACTCATCTTCAAACCGCTTGGCCTGATCCAACGCCATCTCAATCTGAATGGCTGTGCCCATGCTGGACTTGGACTTCTTGGCGGTAACGACCGCCTTGCTGGCCGTGGACTTTGCGTCAAAGTACTTGCCAAGAACTGGGCCGAGCGAGGACACATCATCGACAGTCTTGCTGACCTTCTTGATGAGCGCAACCGCTGCCTGTATGCCTGCTAGGGCTGTTAAGGGGTCAATCACTTTGGGCCTCTGCTAGTTTCTTTGGCTCCGGGTTCTTTTTCTCTCGCCACTGCAAGCACCACACCAGCAGCCTATCAGAAGACCATGACCACCTGACGCACTCAAAGACTGTCGCAGGAGCTTGTGCCGATGGGGGTGGGGGTGGCAAGGCGTCCATTAGCGCAGCTTAAAGTGTTCCCAAAACGTAGTGAGAGCAGCAGCTATGCCACCGACCCACAGGCTAATCCACAGCAGCGGTTTAGCGAGCTTGCCCAATGTCTCAAGCACCTTGAACGCACCTTGCGCGGCAGCGAACGCCGACACCACATCCTTGGTGTTATCAGTCAGGGCATCAACCTTGGTTTCGACAGCTATCAAGCGGTCGTAGATTTCACGGTGGGTGATGTCTTTAGTCACGGGTGTCCTTTAGTTCGGGATATTTTCGCAGGTTTACGGCGTACTGTCAGCAGGTTCGGGTGTGTTGCCCTCTGCAAGCCATGCAAGGTATTGCTGGTAGTCGGTGTTGTCTGGGTCAAATGGGATGCACACTTTATCCGTTGTGCGAATAATTGCATACTGGTTTATTGAACCATCATAATCTTTGTATTGTTTGTACATCTTATAACTCCGCACTTAATGTTATGTAGTTGTCTGTGCCATTGTGATTTACATTTTGTATGAATGGTCTAAATTGCGTTAGCCCAGAAAAATTATTTAATGTAAGTGCCGCACCAGTTGCGTTTGCTCTATTTGACCTAAGAGAAATACTTGTAGAACTTTGAGTAACATCAGCAACCCCCATATTTTCAATAGTTAAAACTCCTGTTTGACTAACTGATGGTGTTGCTCTCATGGTAGTTATATACGCAATAGACAATCCAACTTCTGTTGCACTACTACCAACACAAGTAAAACCAGCATATTTTTGAAAATAACGCTGTACAAGGTCAAACTCCGTCCCATAAGGCCGGTAGTCAAACGATGTGGCTGTGCTGCCTTTTTCAAGCTGTACGCCTGTGATGTAGAAGGTGCAGCTGCCCATGCCCCAGCAGTTCCACTTAATGTAGAACCTACGCCAAGACCAAAAGTAACACTGAGTCCCCGACTACTGTCTGTAAGCCAAGTTCCGCTTGTATCACCAGAAATGGTGACGGATTTTTGTTCCCAAGTATTTGCGGCACTAATTGTGTAGCTAAAAGGGTAGCTTCTAGAGCCGCCACTATTTCCCAAACTACCGCCGAATGTGCCAGTTAAACTAGAGCGCACCCAAAAAGACAATGTGACTGTTGCCGCTGATGCTGTACCCCATGCTAAATCTGCAATGTTATATCCCTCAACCCACTGCTGCACTGCATATTGATCCCCAGCAGCAACCGAATAAGCAGATAAAGAAACAACACCAAGATAATTGGTAAAACCTGCTGGCGGGGTTACAGAACTAGAGTTTTGTTGAACAGAATATTTTGATGCAGAAGCAGACATCAAAGAGCGCCATCTATCAAGCGTATAAGCCAAAGAAGATGGTGTAACAACCGCCCCAGCGTTCCTCTGGTCAATCACCATCGCGCCGTTGATGATGCGGTTCTTGAAGCCGTTGTACTGGGCTTGGGTGTCCAGCATCCCTGCGTTTACTGTTGTGAGTGTCATGCCAGTTGCTCCTCAGTGGGTCGTGCAAGTGTTGGGTGATCCCACTTGGCTATGTAGTCTCCACGCCCGTCAGAGTCGTTCTGGAAACGGATGTACTCGACCATTTCTTGGTCAGTGATTTGTGGATACAAAGATAATATTTTTTCGTAAAGAGTCATGCTGCCCTCACTAAACAAGCCGTAAAATAAGTTGCACCCGAACTAGCCACTACAACATTATTTGATGTTGCAGCATATTGATACCCATATCCTTCTATGTAGTCTGTTGTTCCATTTAAATAAAC